TAATACTGTTAGTTGTTCTTGTGCCTTATCAGGTATTTTTTCTGGTTTCTTAACTTTATATCTTTCATATAAACTTTCTAGCTCGTCATCTAATCCTTTAAATCTAGATTTTTTAAAAGCCGTTGGAGAACTAAAATTGAGATTCTTCCATATGTTTCTGTATAATTCAGGAGTTTCCTTCTCAAGAATCTTTGCTTGAGCATTACGTGATTTTAATTTGGAGGCTTCTTTAACTGTACTTTTATATTGTGATCTTGTTGCTTTATCTGCTGCTTTTGTTTTTCTTCTTTTAGCAGAAGCAGGACTTACTTCTCTGCTTTTAAGTGTACCAGCTGCTTTATCTTCGAAATACTTTCCTGTAGATTTATAACCAGCCCGTCTAGCTTCATTATGTTCTTGAGTTGTATACTTCCTTGGTCTACCTTGTTTTTGTTTTGCAGGTGGAGTAGTTTTTTTAGATTTAGTCTTTGTTTTAGGTACAACAGGTTTTTTAGATCTAGTCTTTAAACTAGTATCATCTATTATTTCTTGTAGTTCTTTGATACCTTTAACTACACCTTTTACTATATTTCTTGCGGCCATAGTAATACTACTTAATATGAATATTCTTTACACTATTATTATCAAGGGTAAAAGTTTCACCCTTTTCATACTTAGAATCTACAACTACTTCATGTGTAGTACCCACAACATCTGGGCCTTTACGAGCAGCTCCGTATCCCTGTCCTGTAGGCTTTCCACAGATCTTTTCAAGATCCGGTGGATTTTTTAATATTGTATGTGGTCCCATTGTATTCTCCTAATCATATAGTTTGGCAACATACTTACTACCATGATGCCCACCGTAAGTTTTCTTAGTCTGTCTCTTTTTATTTGTAGCTTTCTTCTTTTTAGGTGATCCACCATACTTTTTCTTTACGGTCCCACCTTTTGACTTGGAAACTTTACCACCTGCTTTAGCTGCAAAATTAGGATCATTCATACCCCCTATATTTTCTTTTTTAATACGTTCATATAGGTCTTTTTCGTATTCCTGATCAGTTACTCCTTGCATCTTCAATTTTTTTTCTAGTGCTTGTTTTTTTCTAAGAGCTTTCATTGCTTCTGTCTCAGGAAGATCTTCAATAGTAACAGGAATAGGATCTTGTGCTGGTTTATGTCCAGAATAAACTTTTTCCCTAGCTCTATCTCCTCTAGCTTTCCTAGCTCTCTGTGTATTAAAAACTTTGTTAGCAGCATCTTCTCCTATAGCTCTACTACTATCAGCTTCTACATTAGAATCGACTACTTTCTTTGTCGTCTTCTTCTTCTTCCTCCATTTAGGAGGATTATAGGGACTTGTTCCAGTACCGGGAACCATCTCCCAATCACCACGTTCCCTATTAATCTTCTCTAATGAAGTTCCCTTACCAGTTTTCTTTCTTCCAACTCCACCAGTTTGTCTACGAATTGTTTTTGAAGTATTAGTTCGACTAACCATTATTGTGCTCCTTGTATTACAGGATTTGGACCCCCCACAGGATTCCGTGGACTTTCCATATCATCTTGTCTCATACGTCTAGCTTGATTTCTTAACCCATCAATTGAATATTTATAACTACTTTCCCATACTTCTATTACATCCCAACTTTTTGTAAATTTACATGACTCTACCATACATGCATTAAATAAAGCATTATATGTAAACTCACTAAAGTAGTTGGATGTTGTTGCACTTGTACCTGTTGCAGAAGATAAAGGGATAGGTCTACGAGTATACTGTATTTCTCCTGATACGGCTGAAGCAGGAGTTGGTACTATATAAATGGATGTATTATTCTTACGTGAGTAGTAACGTGGAGTACCTACAGATGCACTGGCATAAGGCCAGTAATCTATAGCATACTCATAAGGTCTTTGTAGTAGTGTGGTAATGTTAGAAGAAGCACTTGTTTTAAAATTTACATTCCTTACAACAAGTGTATCGGCAGGTAAACTTACCGTTGGATTACTGGCAGTAAAAGAGAACGAGGCAAAGTTATCCAGACCGGGATCATCCAGTTCTTTCACCAGACGGTCTTCAGCCTTTTCAACAAACTTGGAGATTTGCTCTTCAAATTCTGTTGAATCATTCTCTGCCGTATTTATAAGATCCGTTTTTAGGAATGAATAATTAGGCATAGGCTTATCCTAATATAGCAGTTACAGGTCCAGCATCAGGTGCAGATACCGTTACCTTACCGTATACGGCCACACCATTTTCTCCTAAATATGTATCAATTACTCCATTTGCCTGAATAGCTAATCGGATAGCTGTTCCCTGTGCAGTCTTATTTGTAATCTGCTGCTCACCTATTATCTCAATTATTCCTGATACAGTAGCCGTGGCATGTATAGCCACAATACGAGTAGTCGTACCATCAGCACCTACCGTTGCTCCTGTATCCACCCTTTTTAAAGGTCCACTTCCAACTGTTGCCATTGCAACTGTAAGATTTGTAGCCATGTTATTCTCCTTTATTAAACTTTACCACCAGCTTTATAGCCTTGCATTATTTTACCACCAGTATTATACGTCTTCTTTTTGTTCTTTTTCTTTTTCTTCTTTTTTATTACAGGTTTCCCACCTGTATAATATGCTGGTTTAGAATCCATTAATTCTGTTAGAAGTGTAACGGGAAGAATACCTTTCATTGCATATTTTCCAAATGTTTTTAATTTGTTTCCAGTTGTTTTCAAAAGTTTATTTCTTTTTAGATATGCCTTTTCTTCCTTTAATCTTTTTACCATCATCTCTTCAGGTGTAATACCTGCTCTAGCTGCTGATTTTATAATATCAGTAGGTATCTTTATCCCTCTTTGATAACTAGATTTCTTTTCAGCCATGCTTATTTCCTTAATAGTAAGGGGGATGGCTAACGCATCACCCCCCTCACATTAGTTGCCTTTAGCTTCCAGCGTTACCACGCCAGCCTCTCCAATCGGAAACACCGAAGCTATACCGCTCCCGTGCCTTAAATCGAAGATTGCCAGTGTCGAAATCTGGCTCCATCTTTGTCTGAAGTGGAGTACGTGCAAACATCTTTGTACCATTAGGAACATCGGTCTTTACAAACCAATCATCAGTTCCAGTGAACCGTCTATTGACATAGAATCCGTTAGGAACCATGCCCATGTGACGGGTGGCATTGATATCGTTATTAGCACCACCGGGTTTGCCGGGAGTGTTCAAAACGGTATCAGCAATATTCCATGAATCAACAGGAATATGCAAAGATACAGCACTTGCACCTATGAGGATACCACGATCATCCTTTGTCTTTTGGACATTGGTGATAGCAGTCTCAAGAGAAGCAATAGCCAATGCACCAGCAGATTCCAGATTACTCTGGTTACCGTCAGAAATGGTAGGATGGGTAGAAGCAAAGAATGCAACTCCATCACCAATCGTATCGGTAAATCCGTTAGTAAACAGATTGGCAGCTTTGACTTCCTTGGTATTTGCCATTGCACGGGCCAAACCTCTGGCACGTAACTTAGCAAACGTATCATACAAGTTGTCTTCCATTGCTTCTTCTGTAATTGCAAAAGCTAGAGCTACAGTCTCTGCTGTATAACGGGCAGTGTAACTCTCTTGTGCATCATCATAGGATACAGCAGCTCCTTCAGACTTAACTGGAGCAGTGCCGAAACCTGTAAATAGAACTTCTTCTTCAAAGGCTCGATCAGAGTTTTCGGTGTCATAAAGTGATTTATGCTCATCGTCAACCTGACCATATTCCAACCCGAAGACGGCATTTAAACCGGGGAGAAGTTCTTTAGCAATACTAGCTCTGTTAATAGCCATTGTTTATCTCCTTCCTAGTTATGCCGTTGAAACTGTAGTAGTCGCAAACCGATCCCTGTGTGTGGGTAACCAAACTTCAAGCATTGGGAATTGGTCAAGACCATCGGCTCCTTCACCGGGATCTTTAGCATATCCAACAACTCGTACATTACCTACAATGGTTTCCAAGCCAGCAGCCGATGTCTCTACAAAAAATGCAGATTGACCTGTCTTGGTACTACCAGCAGAAGCTGTCGAAACAGTTGCTACATAGTTAAGTACTTTACAAATCTCACCGTGACTACAGGTTGCATTACCTTGAATGTAATACGTCTGATCAGGATCAGTTATGACATGGAACTCAATACTAGTTGCAGCAGTGATAGCTTCTCCCGGCCAATACCGTGAGAACTTTTGACTACCATCAGAGTCCACATAGTTACAACCCATGAATACACCCGAAGGCTTCAAGGTTGCACCAATAGATTCTGAAATAGTACCACTAGCTTCAATACATATCAAGTCACCAGTATACAGTTTCTTGGGAGCACGAGTTATAGTAGTAGGGGAAATCAAAGTACTTGATCCACCCGTATTATAATTCTGTCCCTTTTTTCGAGCAGGAAGGAAGCCACGTAGTGCTCTTGTACTAGACATAGTATTCTCCTTCCAATGTTTAAGAACTACTCCTGAAACGTAGGAGTTCGTCCTTTAAATGTTCTCGATTTGCTATTATTGGAAATAGGCATCTGTGAACTGGAATGTCTCATCAACTGTGAATTAACAGCTTCCAGCATCTCATTAGCCTTATTCCTATAATGCTTTCTTTTGGCCTCTAGCTTTACCGTGGGTATCTTACCCAAGGCTATGTCTCCACGACAGACAACTCCAGCATATCGACCTTCTTCTCTCACGGTAGAAGTGGCTCCCATCTCAGGAACTTCTTCAGGAGAAACAAACTCCCATCCTTGACCTTGTTTCTTACCAACTTCTTGGTAATCATCCTGACCATTAAGAAGGATACGTAGCCAACCAAGAGACATATCTTGCTGACGATATCTTTCCTCAACTTCACGAGGTATATAAGTTGCGTTTGGTTCTTCAAAGACGTACTCTGTTTCTTCTCTGGTTTCATTTTCCCTTGTTTGAGAATTACGTGATTCAATACGTGTCATAATTTCTCCTCCACGTTACAGTTTAATTGCTGTGTATTCGCCATCGGCATCCTGTACCTTTAGCTTTTCAGCAGCATATTGTTCAAGTGGTATACCCCAATTTTGTGCAAGCCTCACATCTTCTTTCGTCAGCTTTACTTTATTTGGGGCTGGAGTGGAACGTGACGCTCCAGCTACTACTTGAGCAGGTTTTGACGGTTGTTCCTGCACCGAACTTTGAGTGACATCAGAGTTAAACTTAGTTGGAAATGCTTCCTTAATTCTGTTGTCAACTTCGTTATAAAATTCTGGATCATTTGGATCATACCCCTGTTCTTTTAATTCTGCATCTAAAGCCAGAGCAGCAGCGGTCATAATCCTATCCTGTCCAAACCATTCATTTCGTTGTGTCCATTCAACAGCTTTAGGATCTGGCCTATTCGTCTGTTGTACAGGCTGTACCTGTTGCTGAACTTGTTCAGGCTCTTGTTCAAAATGAGTTTTTGTTACAGTTAATGTTTTAAGATCATTCTGTGCATCATTTAAAAACTCTTGTGCTTGTAATATTTTACCTGTGTCTCCCTCATCATGTGCTGATTTGTAGGCAGCTCTGGCAAGTTCTAATTTATCTGTTAACTGCTTTTCACTTGCATCTAAGTTAAGTTTATTAATATTAGTAAATTCTTTTTCTCTACTGGTAATTCTACTAGAGAGTTGCTCATTCTGTTGTATAAGCTGCGAGATCTGATCATCACGATCCTTACGTTGTTTAATCAGTTGACGTATACGTTTCTGAGCACCTTTAGTTTCTATACCATCTAATTCTTTTGATTCTTCTTTTGTTTCGGTATCTGAAGGAGCTTCTGGTTTAGCTGTAACCTTTTCCTCCTCTTGTTCTACTTCAAACTCGACTTTAGTTTCCTCTTTGGACGAGGGTGCTTCTACTTCAGTCCATTCTTCTTTCTCAATCATTTCAGTTCCTTTCGTTGCTTACGAAGCATACGGATTTACGTTACTACTTTATTATACTATAAATTATATAAATGTGCAAGTACTATGATCCAGTTGTTAAATTAAATGTAGGATCTAGATCTCTTGGATGTTCTACTCTACATATTATCTGATCATCAAATAGTAGAATAAGTCTTACTGACTTATAAAATAATTTCTGACCAGCATGTTTAGCATAACATACAAAATCTCCTTCTTGGCACCATGCTCCATTTGGAAATTTTCCTTCATCGTCATATGCCAGTTCTCCTAAAGATAGGACTTTGCCTACCGTTGTGAGATATGCCATATCATCTCTGGTTGAGTCAGGTAGCATAATGCCACCCTTTGTCACACCTTTTATACTTATGGGCCTAACTAAAATATGAAAGCCCGGTAGTTCTGGTAGAGGATTGGGATCTTTGACCTCATCCTCTGTGATCCACATATCATTCTTGATAGCGTTTCCTAAATGTACCTGTTGCATTTACTCCTCATCATCATACATTCTCTTCTTGAGAATAGTTGTAAAAATTTCTCTACTCCAACGAATACCCTGCATATGTCCAACAAGTTCTCTATAGTTAGAAAAACTTTCGGCACCACCTTCAGAGACTACAGTTTGTAACTTCTGTAATTCGTTATTATATTCTTTTATTACCTCATCCCAAATTTCCATTATCTAACTGGCTTGGGATATTTCCATGCAGATGCATCTCGTTCATTCAGCACACCTTTACGTGCTCTGGCACCAACACCGCCATCTGCCTCAGACTTCTTAGTGAAATCACCATATGCACCACCGTCACCGTTGGGTACATGTTCTGGGTATCCATTAGTTACACCCTTAAAATCGTTAGGGTAGTGTACTCCTCTATACTTAGGCATCTTATTCTCCTTTCCTATTAGATTTATCTTTCATAAGATCACTTACTATATCAACAAGTTTTAACTGCTTATCTTTATCTATATCAGCTGACTTTTCTAAAGCCTTACTTCGTATTTTTTCGATATCCATATTATGTTTATTCTTACCGATAGATGCTTTAATTGCCATGTCTACCATTTTTAACTCACTATCTTGATTTAGTTTTAATTCATCTATACCAGCTTTAGTTAGTAATTCAACAGTCTTCATAGTTTCCTTACTTGCTCTATCCAGATCAGACTTCTCCTGCCTATATGCAGAATTTAAACCTGATTCCATAGCATCTTGAGCTAACTTGGCTTCTTCCAATTGTAACTTCTGTGCATCCAATGCAGCTTCCGCAGCATTCTGTGCAGCATCTAATTGTAATTTCTGCTGTTGCAATTCTACCTTTTTCTGTTCGAGAGCAACTAGTTGTTGTTCAGGAGACTGTGCCTGACCCATAGCCTGATTAGCATTAAGTACCTGTTGAGCAGCATAAACCATAGCACCTTCCATAACTTCTGGAGATTGTTCTGGAACCTGTTGTAATGCCTGTTGAGCAACACCATTAATCTGCTCTTGATACTTATGTACCATATGTTCCTGAATATTAGCTTCCAATATAGGCTTCGTACGTTGCATAGCTGGATTCTTTCCATGAACAGGATCTTGTAAATAAGCTGTCTTAACCTGTATATGAGCATCATGATTCTGACCGGGAAAGGCACCAATAGGTATACCCTTTGTCGCAGCCATGATATCTGATACAGGATCAAGTTCTTTTGGTTTACGTTTAGGTGGAAGTATCTCTTCCATATTCGGCATGTTGGCTGCATTTAAAATTGTTCTGTTTAATGCTTCCAAGTTAAACATGCCGGGAGGTGATTGCTGTGCCATTTGCATAGCCATTTGTGCAATCATAAGGCGGTGAGCATTGGATGGAATATTGGGATCGCTGACGGGGATAACGTCCACTCTTCCATCAAAGTCGGACTTGAATATACTCCGACTTTCATACGGCACATCGTAGGGATATTCACTTGGTAGATAATCATAATCTATTCTAGCCAAGATCCTAAATTCATCTCTCTGGGATTTATGCAATCTCTTGTGGATTGCAGAGAAGAATTTACTGGATGCTTCCAGTAGTGCCATAGTTGTACCCACAGGTCCGTAAGAAGATGCTTCCGATACAATCTGTTCTGTACTGTCGGCAAACTTCTGACCTGCTGTTGTTACGAAACCCAACATCTGGAACAAGGTCGAGGAAGGCTCTTTGTAGGGGAGAGGAACGATAGCCTTTGCCAAGTCCATACCTGTAGATTCAACTTCTTTAAACTCACCGGGGCTGATAGGATCATTGTCACCAACCATCCTAACACCTTTTGCCTTAAAGCCTCCCGGCAGGTTCGCAAATTGACCTGCATCAATGAGACTTCTCATTGCTGCTGTAGCACTCATGGTTAGATTACCAAGGAAGTGCATGAGGCCAAAACCGTAGAAACCAAAACCCGGTACGAATCTATAATGTACAAAGTGATTCACTTTTTCTTTATTCGGATCATCAGGTTTATAGTTTCTACGAATACATAAAACTTTTCTGGATTGTTCTTCTATTGTTACAATGTAGGGAAGTGCTATTCCCTCTTCTTTATTAGGTTCATCCAATTCCAGATAACAATGCTGTTCCAGTAAAACATATTGAGGATCTGTATCCTGTGTTGGAGAGAACCCTAATATTGTATCCATCTTGGATGCAAATGCCGTGGGTTCAGGATTGGATGCTTCCGGTAATTCTGTATCGGAATATATTCCTGAACGAATATCTTTTGCCAAATCAACTGGACTACGATAAATTACATGTGTATACCTGTCAGCCTTGGAAAGATTACTGGAATAATAAGATACGTAAAACTGGTCAATAGGTACAAATTCTGACACTGGTCGTTTAAGATTTGCATCGTAATATACTTTCTTAAATGCAGAGCCTATTAATGGAAGATGGAAGAGCATCTTTTCAAATTCGTCAAAGTACTCTGGCATCTGCTCTGTAAGCTGATAGTTCATAAAGTTCTTAACACGATTAGCTTGTGTCTCACGTTGAGGAGTGGACTTGCCAAGTATCTGTGTCTTTATCGGACCTGCTGATGGAAACAATTCCTGTGATGCTTTACTCTGGAACTTCACGGCTGATTCAATTAGCAATGGATGTACAGCCGTACATGCACCTTCAAATGGTTCGGAGGATTCCTGTATCTTCAGACCAAGCAGATCGAAGCCACGTTCAAACATGGACTCCCATTCTTGTCGGGAGTTCTTATCTGCATCGTAATTATTATAAGTATCCTCTGCAATTTCTCCCAGAGTACTTTCATCTAGATCTTCTGCAAGATTTGTATACCATTCTTTTATAGGAGCTTCTGCTTCCATTTCAACAGTATTGCTAAAATCTACAGTAACTCCACCATCAGGATCTAATTCAAATGTTGCTTCTGTTTCTTCTTCCATAGGAACAGGACTCATAGGAACTACATTAGATACTTCCTGTGGTATTTGTTCAAATGGATTTCGTTCTGTTGCCATATTTATTTTCCCGTCTTTATCTATCTACTGGTATTTGAAAATCATAATCATCATCATGTGCTGTAGGTGTTGGACCCATTACATAAGCAGCAGCTCCCAGTGGAGTTCCTCTTTTAAATACTGATAGAGCTGATAGTAATTTATTTATAGATGGCTTATCAGTTTCTTTTGGACCTGTTATCTGTTTTGAACCTTTAGGCTTTGTATCTTTTTTATCAGCCAGTTGAGTTAGTAATCTTCCTAATGCATGTGTACCAACCGTTTTACCTACATCTTTTATACGTTCTTCTGGTGTATCTTTTTTTCTTTCAGTTGGAAGTTCTGCTACAATATCTTCTATTGAAAATTCATCATCTTCCGATTCTTCATCATCTTCCCACACATCAACTATCTGATCAAAATTAGTTCCTACAGGTTCTCCAGCTTCATAATCTTTTATTGCAGTATTGATAATATTTTCCATTTCTGTTTCTATTGCAGTATCTAATTCTTCACCAGAAAGTATTTCAAATTCTGGTTCTTTACCTTCCTCTCCATAATGGTATCCAATAAATTTAGAATATTTGTCCAGATTCGACATATAACCTTGATAAGTATCTCTAGCTAATCGTGTAGCTATATAGTTAGCTTTATCCTCACTAATTCCATCCTTCATTAATTCTTGTTTTAAATTGTGAAAATTATCTGATAGAGCATTCTTAAGATGTTTCCATGAATTTATTCCATGTGTTACATAGTCAGGATTCATTTCCATATCTTCTCTTTCATTACCAAGATCTAGGAACTTAGATACTAAAGATTTTAGAACTTCAGGTGAAGATCCTTTTGATTTACTAGGTACTATATCACCTAGAGTAAGATCTGCTATAGCACCGGGAAGGGAAGGCAGAACGGCTCTACCTATTGTTGCTAGACCACCACGTAAAACTTCCCTCCGATCTACTTCAGGTATTATATCAGGTAAATTTGTTTTCTTATCATTAGCCACGAGAGTTCCCCTTTAACTCCATTATACACCTAAGTTCTCCAATATGCAACCCTTTGTTGCTTTCTTGGTTCATCTTCCCATTGAGGATCTTCTGGATGTGTTACATGCCATGATTCTCTTAGGAAATGTATAGCCATTGTCAAGGCATCTACCTGATCATCATGGGCTGCATTGGGAAACTGTATCAGTTCTTCTATAAGATCAGCAGCCCACTTCTTATGTACAGGTATCCAAACCTTTCCTGCTTCCATCATGGGAGAAGCTGCATATACCCTGCTGACTTTATCCCTATCTGGAAGATATTCTCTTATAGGTAGGCCACTTCTTCTCATATCCTGTATGAGTGACTGACCACTTGCCTTCTTCTCTATAATACATACATCTGGTTTAAACTGATCGTACAACATTTGTGATATTCTACGTAGTTCTGGATATTCAAAGCGACCTTTAAGATTACCAAGAAGAATCAGATTGGATACATAAGATTCTCGTCCGTCTTCCTCCTCATCAAACATGGAGAATATACCCCATGTCTGTATTACACTAAAGTCTGCCGTAGTTCGAGTGGAAAAGGCCGTATCATATGTTTGCAGGATAAAGTCACATGTTGGTGGATCTTCGTATTCCCACTCTCGTATCCATTTCTTCTTTATCAGTCCACCTTCTTCTGGAGTTGGATCTTGCATGTACAATGCATTCCAGTATCGTGCTCCATTCGAGGCTTTAATCTCATTCTCATCAATTTGTAATACTTCTTTGGGCTTCCATTCGGGAAAATAGGAAGAACCCACTGGTAGCTCTAAAAGTTCTGCCGCTTCATCATCTAACCATGCAGGTATTCGTACAACTTCCCAAGGTAGAGTCTCATATTCACTCATTTCCTCTTGTTGTTTTAGCAACCAGCCACATAAATCATCGAAATGATACCTTGTATTAATGATGAGTATGGAACCATTGGGCATTATACGTGTACGTAGGCCAGCAGGATACCATTCTTTGACATATCTACGGCCAGCTTCGGAATATGAGTCCTCTTCGGACATCACATCGTCCAATATGGCTATATTAGCCCCTCGTCCTGCAATCTGACTACGGACCCCGGCTGCGTAATAGGTGCCATTCTGGTTTGTTTTCCACTTTCCTGCTGCTCTAACGTCCGTCCGTAACGAAACTCCTTTAAATATCTCCTGAAACTGTTCAGAGTTAACAACGTCACGAACAGAACGGCCAAAATCACTAGAAAGTTGATCACTGTGAGAAACAGTAAGAATTTCATGTTCTGGATTTCTCCCTATATACCATGCTGGAAACAATTTGGAACAGATAACAGACTTGGAACTCCGTGGTGGTAGGAATACCATCAGCCTTTTTATCTCTCCAGCCTCTAATTGTCTTAATTTATTGGAAATTACCTCTATATGCTTACCCATCTTCCAATCGGAGACAAGCATCGGGGCCATTAAACGGACAAATGACAGGAAATCATCTTTAGTTTCCTGTAGTACACTTAGATTTAATAGACCTTGAAGGTTAACATACGGAGATACAATAGAATCTTCTTGTAAATTCATTATTAGCTCTAAAAAAATAATAAAAAATAAAAAATATTCAAATAAGTTTTAATAATTTTAGTTGATCTACTTATTTTATATATAATTATACAACAAAAGTGGTGAACATCCAAATGATTTTTACTATGACCCTGTAATTTTAGGTAAATATGTGGCACCCCATTCTATATATATGATCAAGCCAGCCATTTTTCCCTCCCCCTCCCCATTTTTGGCTGTTTTGCTTGCTTTTTGGGGCAAAATGATACCTTGGTGATATCCCTAGGTTTTCTCATGGTTTATATGTCTGTTTAGTGGGTTTTCCCTAGGTTTTCTGCCGTTTTTGGACCTTGGTTGACGATGAAGGTCGATGAAGATTTAGAAACCCTAGACTCCTCCTTCGGAGTCGTAGGGTTTCTTAGGCTGCAAATTCCACAGCAAATTTTCATTTCATTTTTCACATCGTTGCAAGGTGAAATCGAAAATCAATTAGAAACCCTAGACTCCTCCTTCGGAGTCGTAGGGTTTCTTAGCCTACGAATTCCACAGCAACCAATTCCGGTTGTTGAACCTAGCTACCAGCAATGGTAGTTAGCCGTTGTTGGTGGCACTTGATCGAAAGGATCAAAAAATGACCACAAAACAACAAGTTACCGACTTAGCCAAGATCGTTCTTGGACTAGCCAATCAGGTCGAAGAACTCACCAATCAGGTGAAAAACGACCAACCAACCAAGGCTAAAAAGTCTCGGAAAACGGCGGCTAGAGCCACGAAAGCACCTGCAAAAAAGCAGGTAACTCGTTGGTTTAAGCAAGGTAAAAATGGCAAGTGGACCGAAACCAAGGATGGATCTAGGGTTCAATTCCAAAAAGACAAGGAAGCCCTAGTCCCTCTGGCCATGTTCAACTCCAAAACTGGAGAATTGAAAGCATGGAACTCTGACGGTGACGTTTCATTGCCAGTATAGCTAGGTTAAGCCATGAGGGGGGCTATCAAGCCCCCCGATTGGTTTCTATAAGCCCTATCCGTAGGGTTTATAAAAACCAATTGAGGTTTATCGAATAGGTCTATCATGGCCTATAATGGCCCTATCATGGGCTAACAATCAGCAAGGGAGTTTATTGTGACTATCAAGCTGAAAAACTGTGGTAATGCCTTCTTTCTATCAGGCAAGCAAGGCAACGCCGACAAAGACTGCAAGCCTGTAGGCCGTAGACAAAAACGGCAAGCAAGCAAGCTCTTAAGGCAAATAAGCAGCGAGGAAGCCATTAAGATATTAAATGATGAGACTTACTGGCAGCAGGAAGGAATGAACCAATGACAGGCATCATATGGTTAGATGTAGCTATAGGACTAGGTTGTGCTATAGTCATGGTTGCTTTATTTTATACAGATTAATTCCTCTTTAGCGTAGGGGCTAGGCAAGTTAGTCTAGCCTCTTTCTAAGTAGGAATTAGCACACAACGTGCTGATAATGACCTTATCATAGGTCACTACGGGCTATCATGCCCAGAAAGGAGCATCCTTGTGGCATCAACCATAAAGGAAGCAATGGCTAATGCTGAACAGCATAAGCAAAATACCGAAGAAGTGCTGGACCTTATAGAAGAAGGTGCAGCTAAAATATCCCTAGGCAAGGGAGACTATGTTGAAGTCTCCATAAGCCCTAGCGGTAGAGTTAAATTTAACATAGTAGATAAATGAAAACTCTCTTTGGTACACCAGTAAATCCTTTGGTATTAGAGGTATCAAAGGACCACCCATTGCACGTTAGCAATCTCAAGGAATGGTACGATCATGCTAAAGAACAGGCAAGGCAGTGTCGTTCCATGATAAGACTTGCTAAGAAGCAAGGGGATAAACGTGCTACGGATAAGCACATAACCAACCTATATAGCCATAAAGGATATATGAAAAGTATCCGTCAGTATGTCAAGTATGGCACATGGGTCGATAACTTTTGGGGTAAAGACCAAGAGTTTCGAGTAACTTGGAGGACGTTATGAAGTGGATGAGAGTTAATTTCTCCCGTTGGTATAAGTATCCTGAAGGAGATTCTCACTTAGAAAACTCCAAATATTATACAGTAGCTTGTCATAATAGATCTCAAGCTATCACCAAGGCTCATGCTTTGGCAGTTAAGGATAACTTTGGATCTAAAACTTTCAAGTATTTGCTTACACACATACTGAATATGCAATCAAGCTACGATGTTCATGTTACAGTGGAAGGAGATGTAATGGTAAACTAATATCTCTTGATAGGCCAGTTGGGGGCTAACAACCCCCGATTGGTTTATATAAGCCTAATTGGGTTTATATAAACCAATTATGGTTTACAGAATAGGTCTTACTATAGACCTATGGGTGGCACACCCACTGTGCTAATGAGTGAAAGGAAATAGCTATGACTATTTACACACCTCATTTTGATGAAACGCCAGTAGTATATAAGCCTATAATCAGGAACATTCGGGCTTTCTGGTGCAAATGGGTCAAATCTGTACCCGGATTTAACTATGAAGAAGGGTGGGCAGAAGGGGAGAGTATCCTAGCTCCTGATCGTGCCTTGTATAGTAATTGTGATATCTTAGAGTTAGAAAGATATCGCAGAGGAGAGGGCTATGAAATAGATCACAAGGGCTATTATGATGGTCATGAGATTATGTTCATAGTTACTTTTCAAATTGGTAGTAGAATGGAGAAAAGGTTCTATAAGCCTGAACATTTCTTTCAAATACTACATGATGCAAACTTTGAATCTTACGATGAGGAGTTTACATCAAGGGCATTCCCGCCGCAACCTGAGTATAAAGTGGAGGAATCGAAATGAAGCTCGATGACTTTGACGATTGGGGCGACAGAGTAAACTACCTTGGTAGTAGTCGTCGTCGCATTACTCTAACTATCGATGTAAATATGGAATCCTTTACGGGATGGGGAACTGATGTTGACGATCATGTTCAATCCTATGTTCGTATGATCCAAGAGAAGGGAGATTGGTTGAAGCCATTAGTGATATCAGCACAATCTTCCATGTCTCCTGTTCAATATGAATATGTGGAAGGAACGGGTCATGGTCTGGTTCCTATAGATGAAACTGAATGGTGGAAATCTATGAATGACGAAGAAGAAAAGTTCGTTAAGACGAACATATTTACAGTAAAAGAACATCAACTGTCTGAACCATCGTGGAAAGAGGAGAAAAATAATGACCTATGAATGTCCAGAAATGGGTTGTGATTGTCATGTGGAAGGGCCAAGAGTGCTTAAATCAGCAGCCGGATTTTATATCGGGTACTTCTGTAATGAGTGTGGCCCTTGCACCAGAGATTCTTCCTACTTTTCCAATGAGGAAGAAGCTAGTCGTGTTCTTCATCTAAATAGGGAGTATCTATAATGGCTTATGTTGTTGAGTTTACCCAACGTGAGTATGATAACAAGTGGATTCGTTGGGAGTTAATGGATTCCAAGAAGAAAAATGGTATTGGTGATACTTCTACTTGGAATCGATTCAAGTGGGTAATTACAGGTGTTTGGCACCATGAGCCAAAAGATCTGATGAAAAGATTATCCACTAAGCTGCACTCAATACAGGAGAATAAGGATGGTCGTCGCACTCTCACTTATCATCTGTAGCGTAGTATGTTTGCCGTTTATCATAGCGGTAGGTATGTTTATCCATCATCAACTAACAGAAAGGTAATAAATATGAAACTATTTGGATATAAATTTCACGGTCGTATTCGTAAACCTAATGCACATCAAGTGCGAAAGGGAGTAAGGGATAATAACCCTAGCTTCTTCTACAAAGGAACCACCATTAATGCGGAGGGAGTAGTAGGTAAACGGTACGATATAGGAAGATTATATCTTCACGTTGCCAATTACGACAGGTAATGTTATAATATAACCTATGGGATGGGTGGTATAATCACCATCCATCCCTTTTTATTGGAGAAAAATTATGAATACTTACAATGACATACTAAAGGTAACTCCCGCTGATAAAGAGTATTCAGAACTGGAGTTCTTTAATGGTAATCGAATTATAAATTCTAAGAATCTAGCTACTTTAATTAGAGCTATACACGAATGTAATTTACTACCATTATGCCCATTGTTAGTAGTATATCTAGGGGGAAAGTATATAATTGTAGATGGTCAGCATAGATATATGGCAGCTAAAGAATTAAATCTATCATTTTATATGGTAGTTTTGAAGGAACCCTTTGATCTTTGTATGATAGGTAGATTAAATACCAATCATAAAAACTGGGGGCTTGGTGATTATGCTAGGCATTGGGCTGCTCAACTGGATACATCTGACATATATCAGGAGTATCTTGAGTATTATAATAATAATAATATAACACATGGGATATTAATTGCTATATATAATCGAACACATATCAAACTACGAGAAGATGGGGGGAATAAAGTATTCAAAGATGGTAAGTTATTGTGTAATAAAGCTATTCGATTATATATTACAGAACGATTGTATCAATTAAGACAACTAGAAGGAGCAGCTTTAAATCCTGTACTCACACGATCAACGCTACGAAAGCAGCAGTTTCAAACTGCTATCTTGTTTGCTTTATCTAATGAACACTTCAACTATAAAAGATTTCTAAAGAACCTATATAAAAGGAGACATAATTTTAATTTAATTGCAAAACATGTTGACATGGTACATGAAATATATAGAATAGAAAATATAAAATAGAGGAACCTATGAAAAAACATAGATACATTAAGGTAAAAGATCCTAGTTGTAAAAATGTTAATGATATGTATGCTAATTACTCTGGGTTGTGGAACTTTTTAAAGTTAAATAAAGTACAACGAAGGGGTGATAGGGGATACATGTTGTGGACAAATGAGCATGTATATAGATTGGAGGTAAGTAATGTCCCAACCACCAGCAGAGAGGAAGTATAAGTACAAAGATCATAGGGATATTGGCCCTGATATGGTTGATTATCTGCTTTCAGCCGCCGATGTCTCCAATATCTATGCCTTGGATATTGAGGAGATTAATGATTTTTTAAATGGGCAAGAACAATATCACGATGAACAATATGTACAATATCAACAATCAAATAGGAGTATGTAACATGGGTGTAATGTTTAACCATGACAAGATTGATTTTAATGTAGAGAAGTTTGATCTTTATCATTGGGTATTAAAGGAGAACATCTGGAATACTGATTGTAAAGTACCAAGTGATATTGGTGTAGGTCTTAGACGTACTGATACTAAGGAACCTCTCTCTATAGTTGCTGAGGCATACGAACCAGTACAGTATAAACCTATAGTAAATAATGTTGAGCAGTCTATATATAAATCAGGTATGGATAGAACTGATGCTGTATTTGAAACTAATGTCTTTGATAATGGAGCAAGGCTTGAGTTACGTGCTAAATTCCCTGCCCATCAGATGCAGATAGCCCAAGGAGACACAGTTATACCTGAGTTTGTCTTTCGTACTTCTCACAATAGAACATGGGCTAACAACGGTATGATGGGACTATGGAGAGGCTTCTGCTGGAATACATTAGTATCGGGAGACAAGCTGGCCTATGTCTATGGTAGGCACACCAAGAACTTTAACGTGCAAGGCTTTGCCTCAAAGATAGAGAAGGCTGCTGAGTATATAGCTAGTGGTGGACTAAAGCAGATGAAGACTTGGTATAATACAGATGTAAGCCGTGATAACATAATTCATCTGTTTACTCATACCTTGGCTAAGAAAACTAATAATGTTAGTCGTGAGGTGGAACCTAATAAGGTTATGCTCTCTAATCTAATGAAGATCTTTGATGAAGAGAACCGTCACCTACATGGTCGAGCTAACTATGAGAAGTATGCTACTCGTAATCGGGGTACTCTCTGGTCTGCTTATCAGGCTGCTACGTACTGGTCTAGTCATGACAAGGATGGTGGTAAACAATCCCGTCCATCACATACTGTCATAGGTGGACGAGAAGACAAGGTAAGAAAGATGTTACACTCACCACAATGGATGCAACTAGCTGCTTAACTAACTGTAACTAGGGAGAGATTAAGTTCTTTCCCTATTTTTAAAGGATAGGATTATGAAAGAACCAGATGTATATCAACAGAATTTAGAGAGAATAACACAAATCGAAGAAGCTGTTGATAAGATGGTAAATGAGTGGGATTTAGAAACACTTATACACTTTGCTTGTGTAGATAGAGTAGATTACTTTTGTCAGAATGCTGATAAAGAAGAGGTACAAGAACTATTACGTACATGGGGAAAGGAATAGAATTATGGATAATGTAATGAATATAACAGAAGAAATGTCAGTACATATAGGACCAAAGACAGGATGTATTCTTCTTTGGGAAGAACTACCACAATATTGTGGGAGATATGGGGGTGTTAATATGTACACTACGAATGTAAGAGATGGATTTACTATAGAGTTTAGAGGGTATGATGTTAATCCTTTACTTAAAAAGATTAAAGAGATTAAAGATAGAAATCTTCACTTCCCATTTAATAACCATATTGACAATTTGGAAGAAGATATAAAAAGAGAAGTAAAATTTAGACTGAATGAAGAAATGGACGCAGGATATGGGATATAGACTATGACTATGGAAAAAATAGAATTAACTGAGGAACAGATTAATTATATTAGACTATATATAGAGGAGGAGATTGACTATAATATAGTTGGTTTATCTAATACAATACGAGATTCTATAGAAGCATACAATGGTGGAGCTAGATAAGGAATAGAACATGCCATCAGCTATACATATATCTAAATTAACAGGTAAGCTAGAGGATTTTCGTGCCATCTCTGTTAATACCTTGACCAATGAGTTCTGTAATAAGATGCACAAGTCAAAGAGGAAGGATCATATATGTCCCAAGTGCTATAGTTTTGCATTGCTCACGGGCTTTCGTAAGAATGTAGCACCACCATTGGAACGTAACTCACGATTGTTAAGCAGTCGGTTGCTATCTATTGATGATGAGCTACCCTTTATTAACGATGCTTACTTTAGGTTCGATGCTCATGGTGAGTTAATAAATCATACACATCTTTTGAACTATATAAATATAGCACGTAAGAATCACGGCTGTAACTTTGCTTTGTGGACTAAGAGAAAAGATTTAATAAATAAATACTTTAAGTTAGGACTTACTAAACCTGATAACTTAATCTTAATATACTCTAACCCTCTTGTTAGTAGTATCATGGACACACCACCTAAATATTTTGACAGGACATTTAATAATGTACTGGAACATGAAGAGGTGGAACGTCAGAATTGTACTGGACAACAGTGCAAGGATTGTTTATTGTGTTACACTCCTAACAATAGAGTTACCACGATAGTCGAGAAAGTTAAGAGGTACTAATGAAGAAAGTTGTTGGTAAACGTAAGAATAATCCGGTAGCAAAGCAACTTGCTAATCCTAAATGGAGAAAGAGAATTGTTATGAGCAAAGTTATGTATAACAGAAAGAAAATAAATGTGGATCATAACGAAATATGAAGAGGAGGATTTGTTTGATGTCTTGACAGATGAGGACGGTAACACTATTAAGTTTAGCAATGAGGTGTCTGCTTGGAGATATTTAGAATTACTATGTAGTGATTACGATATATCTTCTGAAGATTTTGTTGAAAACGAAGCAATAGAAATATGCAGGATACATTAAATGTATAAATATATATTATTAATTTTATTAACTATGTTATTCATAGCTTCAGCAAGTTACGCTGAAGATAACGAAGAGTATCATTGTTTAGTTGAAGCTATTTACTTTGAAGCTAGATCTGAATCTAAGATAGGGCAATTAGCGGTTGCCAATGTTATCTTAGAAAGAGTAAGACATGAGGATCATCCCGATACTATATGTAAAGTAGTACATGAATGGAAATATTATCCTCAATTACATAGATGTTCTTTCTCTTACTACTGTGATGGTAAGAAAGAGATTATGTATGAAAAAGAATCTCTTTCTAACGTCATGCATATAGCTACTCTTGCTTTAAAGGGAGCTGTAGTGGAAGATGTATGGGGATCTACTCATTATCATAGTAGACATGTTGAACCATACTGGACAACCGATATGTTTTATATTGGTTTAATAGGTGAGCACCTATTTTATGATAGCACACATTAGAATGATAAGATATATTCATCAAGGACCAGCCAATGGTATTGGTTGGCAGGTGTATGTTAATGATTTACTAGGTAACCCATTGATATTGCGAGAGTTTATTAATGAGAGTGAAGCTATTACATATTGGAAAAAATTTAATAACGCAACAGGTAACGGTATGAATATAGAAAAAGAATTAAGACGTAACGTCAAAGAATTACAAGGACAATTACAACGTGCTTATGAAAGGATTAAATTATTACAGAACGAAATTCATAATCAAAACAAACGGGAGTATTATAATGATCATTTCTCTAAACAAAATATGTCTGGGTGGGCTATGATGGAAGATCCTCCTGAATATTTAGAGAAGGGAAAGGATGAACTTCCATATCCTACAGATAAAGATAACGAATGATCAAAGAAGATGCACTCCATTTAAGTCGCTCTAATTTTTTAGAAAAGTATGGAGATTATAATGAATGGCTTTATGATAAGGTACACGGCGAATTAATTCGACAGGTACTTAAAGAAAGTCTTGAAGCTATAAGAAGAGATAAAGAAAAGGAATATCTTATGAGTAAGGTAAAGGATTGGTTGATTGAAATGGAAGAAGATGCCGCTTACTTAACACTCCCTGAGTGGGTAGCAAAACACGGGAGCAGTCACCAAGATATATGGCATAGAATACAAGGTGATACAGAAGATCAATTTGAGATGGAGTTGTGATATGACTACAAGTTTTATACAAAAGGAAAGACAAAGAATCTTTAGGGATTTAACAAGACAGTACCAACAAGAAGGCTATGCAACTAGAGAAGCAAAGCGAATAGCTAAAAGGGAAACCGATGATATCATGGCAGATAAAGAAACTTTTGTTGAGAATTTTGTACAAGATACGTGGGGTGAAATCGATGAGTGAAACTGTTATATGTGTGGAGTGGATTGATTCAGCTTCCTATGAAGATGGCAAGTGGAAAACAGAGGAAGAGAAAAATGAGTTGGTTCCTATGCGAATTAAGTCGTGTGGTATATTAGTAAATGAAGATAAACTATACGTAACTTTAGCTGGATCAATTAATAATGCTGATAAAGAAACTGAAGCACAGTATGGAGAGTTGATTAGTATACCAAAGTTTGCTATTGTAAAACGGTGGAGTTTTCCACGTAGCTTTTTAGACGGCACATGGCCGGGACCGGGGGTATAATGCAACAACAAAAATGGTTAGATCGTGGGCCTTGTCCTGAGTGTGGATCAAGTGATGCCAATGTAACACACTCAGCAGGATATTCTTATTGCTTTTCTTGTAAGACTAGGTTCGGATATAAGAATGAAAATATATTATCAATACCAAAGGTAAAGGTAAAACGTATGGCAACAACAGGTGAGTGGGGAGATATAACAGATCGTAATATCTCTATGGAAACTGCAAAGAAATTTAATACTAAAGTTAAACGATCCGGTAATATAATTACTCATCACTTATATCATTACTATAATGATAAGGGTGATCATATAGGTAATAAGATACGGCAGACTAAAGATAAAAAAATGTGGGTAGAAGGAGAGCTATCGAATGCTGTACTCTTTGGTCAGAATATATTTAATCAGAAGGCAAAGTATATAACTATTTGTGAAGGTGAAGTAGATGCTATGGCAGCTTACGAACTTATGGGATCAAAGTGGCCTTCAGTTTCTATAAAAACCGGGGCGGCAGGGGCTTTAAGAGATTGTAAGGAAGCCTTTAATTATCTTGATAAGTATGACAACATAATCATATCCTTTGATATGGATAAGCAGGGACAAGAGGCCGCTGAAAAGGTAGCCCAATTGTTTGCTCCTAATAAATGTAAGATTATGAAGATGGAGCATAAGGATGCTAACGAATATCTAAAGATGAACCAAAGAGAATCATTCACCCAAGCATGGTGGAATGCTAAATCCTATACACCTGCTGGTATTATTAATCTTAAAGATTTAGGTGATAAATTATTTGAGGAAGATTATTGTGAGACTTGTCTCTATCCTTGGCCTAAGATGAATGAGAAGACTTACGGAATGAGAACCGGGGAATTAATTACGTTCTGTTCCGGGTCGGGAATGGGAAAATCGTCCATCATACGAGAACTTATGCACCACTTCTTACGTAACACAAAAGATAACATAGGTATACTAGCTCTTGAGGAAAGCATTAAGAATACGGCGTGGAATATTATGTCAGTGGAAGCGAGTGCTCGTTTATATATTAAAGAAATAAGAGAAGGCTTTACACCTGAACAGTTAAAGAAATTCCAAGAAGAAACTATTAACTCTGGTAGGTTCTTTGCCTTCGATCACTTTGGATCAGTAGATAATGACGAGATACTAGCAAGGGTTAGGTTTATGGCTCAAGCTCTTGATTGTAAATGGATTTGTTTGGATCACTTGAGTATACTTGTATCAGGTCAGGAAGATACAGATGAACGTAAGTCCATCGACATACTAATGACTAAGCTAAGATCTCTGGTGGAACAGACAGGTGTATGCTTGTTACTTGTATCCCATCTACGTAGACCTGCTGGTGATATAGGACATGAGGGTGGCAAAGAGGTGACACTTTCACACCTCAGAGGGTCAGCCAGCATCGGTCACTTGTCAGACGGGGTGATAGCTTTGGAAAGAAATCAACAGGATGACGATCCTATTATATCTAATACTACAACAATACGTATCCTAAAGAATAGATATACTGGTGATACAGGTATAGCTACTCACCTATTCTATGATAAAAATACTGGAAGAATGACAGAGATTGACAACCCCTTTACTGTAGGAGATAACAATGGGAACTAAGAAATTTGATAGAGAATTATATAATGTATCGGATACTCTTACAAAAGGGGTGATGGGTACATGGTTAGAAGAAGAAGGATATACATCTATAAATGATAAAGAAAATTATGGAGTAGATATATCTTGTGAGAAAAATAAAACTAAATATTATTTTGAAACAGAGGTGAAGTATGGTTGGAAAGATAAGTGGCCTGATACATGGAAAGAAGTTCGTATTCCCTATCGAAAGAAAAAGATTATAGATAAATGGATAAGGGAAGGAGCAGATGGATATTTAACTTTCGTAATATTTAGAAAGGATTGTAAACAGGCTTGGTTTATAGATGGTCATGTGGTAAACGTAAGCGAAGTTCGTTCTATTAATAATAGATATGTATCAGATGAAAAGTTCTATCACATTAATATAGACGATGCTACATTAAAGGATATGGAAAATGGATCTAGTATCAGTAACAACTGAGGCCAATAATCATCTATCAGATATTGTTAGCTCAGAGAATGCAATAGGTATAGAGCTTGGTGTTAAAGGTGGTGGTTGTGCTGGCTTTACATATCAATGGGATGTTTTGTTTGACATACCAGATCAACATGATATAATTCCACTTAAGAAAGGTAAGTTATATATTAAGAAAGATGCAGGGGTTCTAATGATAAATACAACTATAGACTTTTCAAAGGGTATTAATGGTAACTATATTGTATTTAAAAATCCTAATGCTACATCTCAATGTGGATGTGGAGAAAGTTTTGGGATATGAAATATAAAATGTGGGAACATATGTGTCCGGTGGAACATACTATATTGTATGTAGGAAAGGGAGAGGAGTGTAACTGGTGTGGACAAGACGAGGAATATGAAAGTCGCAATCGTAGATATAGAAACAGATTCACTGCAACCAACACTGATCCATTGCATAGTAGCAAAGGATCTACAGACATCACAAGTACTAGTGTGGGATAGAAATAATCTAAATCAATTTAAAGATTGGTCTTTATCTATTGATAGATTTGTTATGCATAATGGTATCTCGTTTGATGCTCCAGTTTTAAATAGATTATTGAATACTAATATAAAACTTAATCAAGTTATTGATACTCTTATATTATCTCAGTTATTTAATCCTATTAGAGAAGGAGGTCATAGTTTATCTTCTTGGGGTGATAGATTAGGTCATCCTAAATGGGAGCAAGAAGACTTTGCAGTATATACAAAAGATATGTTAGAGTATTGTAAGAATGATGTTGAAGTTACAGAAAATTTATATAAAGAACTCAGTAAAGAAAGAAGAAACTTTTCTTCATACTCTATTAAACTGGAACATAAGATTAGAGCTATCATAGATCAACAAGAACGAAATGGTTTTACTTTAAACATGGAGAAAGCCATCGGACTTTTAGCTAGGTTATCTGATGAAGCTAATCGTTTAGAGAATTGGGCCAAGAAAGAATTTGAACCAACAGTTGTTGAACTTAAAACTAAAACAAAATACATACCATTTAATATAGGTTCCCGACAACAGATAGCCAATAGATTAGTAGAACGTGGCTGGAAACCTAAACGATTTACAGATAAAGGTAATGTGATTGTAAGTGAAGAGATTCTTGATAAAATTAATATGAAAGAAGCTGAACAATTTTCTAGATTCTTTCTATTACAAAAGAGAATAGCCCAAATACAATCATGGATTAATAGTTACAACGATAGTACGGGTAGGGTACATGGCAGGGTGTTGACATTGAAAACTATCACTGGGCGTATGGCACATCATAGTCCTAACATTGCTCAGATACCAGCAGTACGTAGTCCCTTTGGTGCAGAGTGTAGAGATTGTTGGACTGTAGGTAATCCATACACACATACTCTAGTAGGTACAGATGCTTCTGGTTTAGAGTTAAGATGTCTTGCACATTTAATGAATGATAAGGACTATACAAATGAAATATTAAATGGTGATGTACATACCGCTAATATGAAAATGGCTGGCTTAAGCAATAGAGATCAAGCAAAAACTTTCATCTATGCCTTTTGTTATGGGGCAGGTGCAGAGAAAATTGGTAAGATTGTTGGAGGAGACAGACATAAGGGACAAGAGTTAATAGATAAATTCTTATCTAAACTTCCTGCCTTAAAGAGAGTACGTACTAAGGTACAGAAGGCAGCTGAAAGGGGGATGATCAAAGGAATTGATGGTCGTACCTTACGAGTACGTAGTCCTCATTCAAGTCTTAACACTTTAATTCAAGGAGCAGGAGCAAGTATATGTAAAGAATGGTTAGTTAATATGACACAAAGAATATCCAGTAGTGGAGTAGATGCTAAGTTAGTAGCTTCTATTCATGATGAGTATCAATTTGAAGTAGCTAAAGGAGACATACAAAAGTTTGGAAGTATAACAAGAGAAGCAATTAAAGATACTGAACGTAAGTTAAAATTCAATTGTCCTCTAGATAGTACATGGAAAGACGGGGAAACTTGGACCATGACACATTAGGACTTGACAGGTTATATAAAATATGAGAAACTACATTTTTAAACACAGCAAAAGGAGCTAAAAATATGTCAGTAATTTCAGGAAATGCTTATTGGGCAGCGATCACCAATCCAAATACTACCTTTGATCCCGATGGTACATGGACTATTGATGTTTGTAATCTTAATAAGAAAAACTTGGATACTATTAAGAAGGACGGTCTAACTGTAAAGAATAAAGGTGATGATCGTGGAGATTTTATTACTATTAAACGTAAGGTACGTCGTAAGGATGGCTCCCTAAATCGTGCTCCTGATCTTGTGGACGGTCAGAAAAGAACCATGACTCAGACTCTTATAGGTAATGGTTCTGAAGTTAATGTTCACTATACTACTTATGACTGGGAGTTTAAGGGTCGTGCTGGTGTTAGTGCTGATCTACGAGCAGTCCAAGTAGTTAATTTGATTCCTTATAATACAGAAGCGGATGAGGCTTTTGATGTTGTTGATGGTGGTTTTACCAGTGGTGAAGGGGATGAAGACATTCCCTTTGCTTCTTAACTTCTAACTAGGAGAGGGGAGAGGTGAAAGCCTCTCCCTATTCTTATATGAAAACTATAAATACATTAGTCGAAGATATATATAATCTATTCAATGCTAAAGATTCTTCTTTAAGTGAAGAAGAAATATTTGAATGCATTGATGAGTTCGGAGATAATATAAAAGAACATCTTAGGTCAGCTTTATATGATCCAGCTGATCAAGGTAGAAATAATTTAAGATTGTCTGCTATAGGTAGACCGGATAGACAGATATGGTATGATGTTAATTTAAAAACAAAGGATGATCCAATAACTTCTTCTACTCGTATTAAGTTTTTATATGGTCATCTATTGGAAGAGTTACTTATAGCATTTACAAAATTGTCTGGTCACAAAGTAACAGATGCACAAAAAGAATTATATGTTGAAGGAGTAAAAGGACACCAAGACTGTGTGATAGATGGAGTTCTTGTAGATTGTAAGTCTACTTCTCCAAGAGGATTTGAAAAATTTGAGAAGGGAGACTTAGTTAAAGATGATCCCTTTGGTTATATAGCACAGATCTCAGCATATGCTGAAGGTAATAATGTAGATGAGGCAGCTTTCTTAGCTATTAATAAGCAAAGTGGGGAGATATGTTTAGCTCCTGTTCATTCTTTAGAAATGATTAATGCAAAGGATAGAGTTAAGTATTTAAAATCTATTGTTAAATCTAAAGTTATGCCACCTAAATGTTTCAGTGATGTAAAAGATGGAGCCTCTGGAAATAAAAGATTAGGTACATCTTGTATATACTGTAACCATAAAAGAGAATGCTGGAAGGATGCCAACAATGGAAAGGGATTACGTGTATTCGATTATGCCAGAGGATACAGGTATCTAACTACAGTAGCCAAGCTGCCTGAAGTACCAGAGGTAGTTGATTGGTAGATCATCATTGGCTAAAGTTTGGTAGTCGTAAAAAGTTTAAGCCGAATGTAGATAAATTCGGATTTGTCTATGTAATTACTAATCGTCAAACAGGTAAAGCATACATAGGATGTAAACAGTATATGGTTAAAGGTAAGTTTGGAGATAAACAATCTAACTGGAAAACATATACTGGTTCATCCAAATGGTTGAATGAAGATATAGATAAAATAGGAAAGAAAAAATTTAAGTTTGAAATCATAGCTGAATATAAAAATAGACGTAGCCTTAGATATTATGAACTATACTATCAGATGAAGTATAATGTTCTAGCTACTACGCTAGAAGGAACAGATGAACCAGCTTACTATAATTCAAGAGTAGGTGGTAAGTTCTATCGTCCGGTTGAAAGTTATAAAGATCCAGAAAATGTACAAACCAAAGAAAAATGAAGATATATTTATCGATCCTATAGTTCAGTTTGAAAGAAAAGAACCTGAACGTAGATTATATTTGGCTATTATATTACAAGCTCTGTTAGATGCTACCAATAAAACAAATATAGTAGTAAAGGATAGAGCAAGAGCATGGTTCTTCTGTAGTGTCGGAGTAACGTGTGAAAATTTTGAGTTTATATGTGACAATGCTAATGTAGATACAAATTCTGTAAGAGGATTTGCTTACGAAGTTATTAATAAAAAACAGGAATCAAATTTTAGATATAGAATTTATCAGATATTATCTGATAACAAATAGGAGCATTTGAATGTCAGCTACCAAATACCAAATAGGGGGTAATCATTATAGTAGTTTAAAAATACAACCGACAGAATATATCATAGCTAATAATCTTAGCTGGTGTGAAGGTAATGCAGTAAAGTATATTACTAGACATCGTATAAAGGGTGAAGGTAAAGATGATTTATTAAAAGCTAAACATTATATTGACTTATGTATTGAATTTGAATATGGGGAGAATAGTGATGGGACTACCGACTGAGTACCAGAACTTTATTTACTTGTCCCGATACTCCCGATGGCTTGAAGAGGAAGGTCGTAGGGAGACATGGGATGAGACTGTTAATAGATTAATTAGTTTCTTTAGAGTACATGTGGAAACAAACCTTGGAGTTAAGGATCAACTTGATACCAAGGATTGGACTATGATACGTAATGCTATTCTACATCTGGAAGTAATGCCTAGCATGAGATCGTTGATGACTGCTGGACCTGCCCTTGAGAGAGAGAATATAGCTGGATACAATTGTTCCTATATACCAGTAGATAATCCAAAGTCCTTTGACGAGATACTTTATATTCTTATGAATGGTACAGGTGTAGGCTTCTCCGTTGAGAGGCAATATGTCAACCAGCTTCCTACTATTCCAGACGTAGCTTTTGATAAGACAGATGATGTTATTAGTGTAGCTGATTCCAAAGAGGGATGGGCCAGAGCATTCAAAGACTTGATATCCTATCTGTATACCAACAGAATACCAAAGATAGATGTAAGCAAAGTACGTCCTGCTGGCTCCAGATTAAAAACCTTTGGTGGTAGAGCCAGTGGTCCTCAACCGTTGGTAGATCTGTTTGACTTTACCATACGTAAGTTTGAAGAAGCCAGAGGTAGGAAACTAAACTCTATCGAATGTCACGATATAGTTTGTAAAGTAGGTGATGTTGTAGTGGTGGGAGGTGTACGTAGATCTGCTCTTATATCCTTATCTAATCTATCTGATGATCGCATGAGAACAGCCAAGTCTGGGGCATGGTCACTTACTGACTCACAAAGAGCTTTGGCAAATAACTCTGCTGTATATACTAACCGTCCTGACTCTGGTATATTTATGAAGGAGTGGCTATCTCTTTATGAAAGTAAGAGTGGAGAACGAGGTATTTTTAATAGAGAATCTGCTCAGAAGAAAGCTGCACAGAATGGACGTAGGATATGGGATATAGACTTTGGTACTAATCCATGTTCAGAAATAATATTAAGACCTAATCAATTCTGTAATCTTACTGAAGTTGTATGTCGTCCGAAAGATGATCGTAATTCTTTAGCAAGAAAGATACGAATAGCTACATTACTGGGTACAATTCAATCCACTCTTACTAACTTTGGCTATCTTAGAAAGAGATGGATAACAAATACAGAGGAAGAAAGATTATTGGGTGTATCCCTTACAGGTATTATGGATTGTAAACTACTTAATTCCTCACCCTTAAAGCTATCTTATTCTGCTAAGGTTCCTTACCTAGAAGATACACTTCAGTATCTACGTAATGTAGCTATAACAACAAATAAGAAATGGGCAGAGAAACTAGGTATATCTCAGTCCACTGCCATTACTTGTGTTAAACCTTCTGGTACTGTCAGTCAGTTAGTGGATAGTGCCAGTGGTATACATGCCAGACATTCTGAATACTATATGAGAACAGTTAGAGGAGACAATAAAGATCCTATGACTATGTTCTTAAAGAGCATCGGCATTCCAAATGAACCACAAATAGATGGTAATATAGAATCTAAAGATGTTTCTGTATTCTCCTTCCCTATTCATTCGGATCGTCAATCAATCTTTAGAAATGGGATGAGTGCCATTGAACAGTTACAAATTTGGAAAATATATGCTGAACATTGGTGTGAACATAAGCCTAGTGTTACCATTTCAGTAAAGGAAGATGAGTGGCTACCGGTGGGAGCATGGTGTTGGGAAAACTTTGATCACTTGTCAGGTGTATCTTTCCTTCCTTACTTCGATCATTCATTTCTTCAAGCCCCTTATCAGGAGATTACAAAAGAAGAATATGTTAAGGCCAAGAGAAACATGCCAAAGAAAGCTATTGATTGGTCGTTGCTTACGGAGTTTGAGAAAGAGGACACAACAAAAGGATCACAGGAATTAGCATGTACTGCTGGTGTATGTGAACTGGTGGACTTGACATAAAGGAAGGAAAAATGGGAAAGCATAGTGTACTATTTTATACTGTAACTCTTTTATTCCTTTCATTCTATGGATGGCTATGGATGTCTTATGAGTTACTCTTCTAATACTTTTAAAAGTTCTTGACATATCTATGAATATGTGAGACAATTACGGAATGGAATGCCATAATGGATTCCTAAACAAAGGAGAATGCTATGTTAAATTATGATATGTGGCCCAGATATTTTATTGGGTTTGATAGAATGTTGGCTAATATTCCAGCATCTAATATAGATGGTGGATATCCACCGTATGACATTGTTAAATCAGGTGAAGACAAATACTGTATAGAGATGGCTCTTGCAGGTTTCACCAAGGATGAGATTAAAGTTGAAGTTAAAGAAGAGTATTTAACAATAGCTGGAGATGCAAGTGATAGACATGATAACTCTGACTAT